CAACGCTCCACGGGGAAACCCCTGATTCCGAGCGCCAGGAGATCGTGGAAACCTTCCAGGATCGGCAATCGGAATTACGTTTCCTCGTGGGGCACCCAAAAACCGGGGGGTTTGGCCTGACCCTTACGGCAGCCAACACCGTGATCTACTATTCCAACAGCTATGACCTTGAGTTGCGGGTCCAGAGCGAGGACCGCGCCCACCGGATAGGCCAAGAGAACAAGGTCACCTACGTGGACCTGCTGTCTCCGGATACGATAGACGAGAAGATCGTCGGGGCCCTCCGGTCGAAGATCCGGATTGCCGATCAAATTCTGGGCGAGGACGTGAGGAAGTGGCTAGACTAGATCGCTCCACGTCTTGCCGTCGAAGATGCGGGCGCTTTTGCGGTTCTCACCCTCGATAACATAGCTGCAGTGGACCCAGCCGCTCGACGGGTCACCCTCCTTGTAGAACTCCAAGATCAACTGGTCGAACCTGCAGTTCTCCTTGACCCAGAGGGCGACCTCCCTGTTGGAGATCCCCGGCACTTCAAAATCGACGGCCTCTCCGGTGGTATGCTGGGACCGGTCGGAGGAGCCTATGGCGCGGTTTAACTCCAGACAGCGAAAGCCGGAATTGGGGATGAACGGGATGCCGTAGTGCTCTCGGACGGGTTCGAGGATCGTCTCGCACACCATGATAAGGTTTTCGACCGCCTCGTCGTCGGGTTCGTTGGCAATGCCGCGTCGTTCCGCCGTCGAGGATTTCGTCAGTTCCTGAAGCGAGAAGTGTTCCGAAAGTTTCATCCTACGAGCTGCCGGGGTTTACATGGGAGGGAGACGATGCCGCCTTTGTTTGCGAAGAGAGGCATACCCAGATCCCTCAACCCGGCCATTGTTTGAGGGTTGATCTGGCCTTGGGGCGTGGACGCTTGGCCTTGAGGTGGTGGACCCACAACATTTGTCTGACCCAGAGTGGAAGCTCCTATTGGAGGATTGAGGGGCGCAGATGCTACACGTCTGCGGGGCGGCTGTGTCGGACGGGCGGAAGACTGATCTCCTCTTAGAATAGGCCACTCAGGCGGGGGGACATAAGGTTTAATCTGTTTAAACCTGTCCGTATCCTCATCCTCATCAATTTCTTCTTTAGCGCGTCTCACTACAGGAGCAGCGGCAGCAGGTCTCCCTAGTGGAATTGCAACGGGGGCCGCGACGGTATCAATACCGGCCTTCAGTAGGGTGGACCAGAAGCCTCTTGATTCCGAAGTTCTTTTAGCTAGTTCCACAGCGTCGGCTGGTTTTAATGCGGCCTCGATTAAAATATCTTTGATTTTTACACCTGTTATGCTTTTACCAATGTTCTTTACGATCCTTCCACCGGTGCCCGCTGCTACAAGAGAGTTTATAAATTGGATCCTATCCGCAACTTGTAGACCCATAATTCTACCAAGGGTGCTCCATGCTTCCTGACTGATGGCGTTTTCCGGATTCAGGGCGGCGGCAAAAGCTTTACTGCCCTTGGTGAAGTTAGAAGTTTCAAAGGCCACTGCCGCCAGCCTATCTAAACCATCCAGAAGTTCCCCATTATCGGGAAACACTTCCTGCAACATTGCGCGGATTCTTTGGTTTCCCACGAGTTCACTGAACAAAGCTGGATCAAAGGCAGTAATTGTTACATCCTGTGTCTCCCTTACTAATTCCCTTGGACTGATATTGGAACGACGCCACAATTCGGCAACAAGAGAAGCCTTGAGACCATTTTCAGCTTGCTTGTTTCCTCGAACAACAGACAAAAACTCTCGTAAATTTGTCATAGGTTGTGCGTTATCTGAATCAAGTAACTTTTTAAATAAAGAGTTAGCAGCCTGCCCAGGGTCTGCTTTTATAATCTCGCGGAAAGCATTATCCTCCGCAAACCTTCTTCGTCTCTGTCCTATATAATTCAGGTAGTCATCTATGGTAGCGCCATTTAGATCTAGCTGACCCCTGTTAACAAGTTCGGTAAGTTGTTTTCGAGTCTTGCCCTCTTTCAATATATTAAGCATGTCAATTTGTTGCGCTAAGTCATCAGCATTATTTAACAGATCAGGAACAGTTTGACGGTTGTTGGTTTTCAAAAAGTCTATGGCGGCTCTGTTCCTGTCGCGCCAACCATCAAGGCTTTTGGAATTCACACCATCGGGAAATTCTAGGGCTAGTCTTTCGAGAAGTATGCTTTCCGCCAGTTCTAACGATCTGTCGCTTATGGGAGCATCTGCTTTGAGTCTAATTTCACCAAAACCGCCGGGTGTTTCTCCAGCGAAAACTTTTTCAAAAGGGGAATCGGCGCGGTTGAATAAACTGTCAACAGTCAGCAGTGCGTTTTCATCTATAACAGCTATCGGAACCCCTTCCCTGTCAGTTATCGGTATTCCATCAGCATCCCTTTTGATTGTAACAAAATCAGGGAGTTCAGCGGTTGCTGTCCGGAGTTCTCTAAGATGTGTGGCGCGTTTGGTTCCGGCGGCGGTTTCTGGAAGCACCTTTATGGCTGCTTGTTCAACCCCAACCTTAACGGCGGATCCTCTATCCTTGGCAAGGATATCACCCTGGGCCTCGGCTACCCTGTTCCTTATCTGAGTAGCTTCTCTTGCAATATTCAAACCTGTTGGGTCTAGGGTAGGAAATACACGTTTGTCCAAAAGTTGTTCAAGAGTGGTTCTGAGTTGAATCAGGTTTCTGTATTTTGTTGTTTTTCCGTTTATATTGTTTTCTTTTGCAGCAGCAGCACCTATATCCGCTATCGTTTCTCTGACATCATTGGCTGAAGTACCTCCATGTAGCAGTTCCCCCTCGGTATTTCTTGAGGTTAGACGTCCCGTGGGTTCGATGACAACGTCTTCTCCGAAGAAACGATTAGTAATGTCATCCAGTTGCTTTTGTGCATCCTGCGCTATCGTGGTTTCTTTATCTGCCCGCTCGTATAAGGTGCGGACCTCCTTAGAAACTGTTGTACCTTCTCCTAATTCCGCTATTTGTTTTTTCTGTCGTTGCACCTGGGCAAAAATTGTTTCCAGTCCTTTTGGCGCAAGCGTCCTCGCCATATCCTGGGTCATAGTCTCCCAAGGCATTGTTGCATCATCAACAAAGGCATCTAAAGCAGTGCGTTGGGTATCATCCAGTTTAGTTTTTACGCTGCTGACATAGTCTAGCAGGTTGCGCACTTGTTTTTCGGCAAGACCACGATCCGCTATCTCTTGTTCCCTTATTTTTTCATCAATCTCTCGTCTTCTAGTTACGGCATCATCCCGCCGTCCCTCTAGGTATGGTATACGGGCTTCTGCGTCGGAAGCACGACCCGTCGCTGCCGCCTCTTTTTGTAACTTGTTCAAGTGCGCCAGAACAGAACGCATACCCGCCAGTTGGGCGAGTTCAACGGGCACGTCCCTCGGATTAAATTTCTCTGTCCGCGTTAAATGTTCAAGACGGGTTGCGGCCCAGTCAGATACCGCCATACCTGTAATATCCGCATCTGTGAACGGCTCCAAAGCTGGATCTCTTGACCCCTTTGGAAATACAATATCTTCCGTGAGCTTATCGTCTATGCCACGAATACGACCATAGGCCGCTTTCTCGAAAGCTCGAAATTCCCTGTTTACGTCATCATACGTGCCCCGTATAAGATCCCCTATGAACCTTTTTTCTACATCACTCGCTTCCTCAACAGATTTCAAACCTCTTTCCGCAAGATAAGATTCGATGGCATTGTTCCAAAACTTCACACGGCCCTCCGCAGCGCCACGGGCTGCATTAAAAGCCTCCTCCATCTGACCGGCTAGAGCGTCCTCGATAGTATCCACCTTGGCCCGTGTCTGCGGGTCCAGGAACGCAAGTTCGGAAGGCTCGATCCCTTTGATGTTCCCCTCCATAACAAGCGTTCTTCGGGTTTCCTCAAATACGGGATGGGCGTTAAGTTGTTTGGCATTTTCAAGATCAAGTTGAAGTTCGGCAGGTGTCCCACCGGGCTTCCCACCAAAGTCGAGTTCATCGAAAGACCTTTTAAATTCTCCTACTATGTAATTGAAAAAATGCTCGCGGCGCTCCACCAAACGTTTTGCTTCCTCGTTAAAAAACCGCCTGCCCACGCCTGCCGATTGATCTCGGGAAGCCGCTTCAAGAATAGCTTCCTGGAAGCCTGCGTACCGATTTAATATGCCAACTTGGTTGTCCGCTTCTTCAATCTCTCTTGCCAGTTGGGCTTTTATTTCTGGATCCGTTTCCGTCGCCAATCTATTTCTTTTAAACTGCGTATTGGCCCTTAATATGCTTGCTTCACTACGGGCCAGTTCCGGTGTCGTAAAAGCAAGGCCAGAGGCTTCGTGTACGTGGCGACCATCCCTGATCGCAAGCTCCAACAGCTCTGCTACCGTTGCTATTTCTCTGCGGCCTTCTGATGTGCGACCAAGCCCTTCTCTTTGTGTGAATCGTGCAGCCACGCTACCGGGTGAGAACAAGGGGTCAAAAAGGCTTTTCTTCAAGGTTCCTGTCACGGGACCTTGAAGAAGACCTGTCCACACCCCTCGGGCGGCAACAGGTCCTACAATCCCCCCTCCTAAAGCAACGACGGTTTTAAGCCAACCCGCTGCTTGTGGGTCAACATCTTCCAATGCCGCTATTGAAGCCTCCGTAGAAGGCCCAGCTGCCGCGCCAAAAAGCACGTCTTGGCGGACATTTCTCCGTCCCGCAGGAGTACGAACGTTATACAAGCCATAGGCCTTGTCTACCAAGGATTGCATGTTTTCTGGTTTAAGCGCGTCCTCCCCAAGCTCCTCTGCGCTTTCTTTTGCCAGCTTGGAAAATATTGTTCTTGCACCTCTAGTAAGTTCTTGACCCGCTTTAAGAGGCAACGTGATTCCTTGCACCATTGGAACGCCACTGACGGCAAATTCTACCGACGCTGCCATCATTCTCTCCCAAATACCTCGTGCTTCGGGAGTCATGTCGGTGCCTAGCGTGTCTGCAAAAGGCGTAATTCCCCACTCCTGAGAAGCGTACTTGTCTGCCTGTCTCGCCCACTGTTGGAACGTTCGTCGGAGAGACTCGACTCCAAGAGGGGCTAGTTTTTTACGAGCTTCCGCTTTACTTTTCTCAATATCTGCCTGAACCTCTTCCCAAGTACCCTCTCCTCTGACAGCCTGTTTGACCTCCGGACGAAAAGCACCAAACTCAGTCACTTCCGCAGGAATGTACGACGCCAAAGCAGCAAGGTCAAAGCCACCTCCTGCAAGGTAAGCCGGGACAGAGCGAAGTATCGGCAAAATAGCCCTGTTTATGAAACCGCGTTGATCTGTTGTTTGAAGTTTCTTGAAGACGGGTTCCCACGTACCCATAAATTCCCTGCCCTCGGGCGTCAGCTTATCAACATTTAAGAGTCTATCGACGGTTTTTTGATCATAGGCGCTGGTAGCTGGCTCTGATACACCGGTTACATTGTTTATAATGGTGTATTCGTGAAGCCGTTCCTTTTCATTCCAACCAACATACCTTCCCGTGATATTTAAGTTGGGGGTCTTGAACTCAGCCATTTGTCTCACCCCTATTGAGTATCACGCCACATGCTGTAGGACTGTATCCCACGAACGATACGCTTTCGCATTTCTTCTGGGGATACTCCCGCCGCTTCTGCATAGTTCTTCATATACACTTCGAACTCACGAGGTCCCATCCTTTTGATCTTAGTTGCTTTGATCTCAGGACTCGTTGCAGTTTTTTCACGGCCCATGGTAAATCGTGGCAGGTTATCTGTCATATAGCTCACGCCCACAGGAACAGTGTACTTACCCCCATATAAGGTAGCTTTAAGTTCTCCCTTACCTCGTATCGCATTACGGGCTGCTGGGGATAGAGAGGGCATCTTCTGTCTTGTAGACTGGTAGCGGTTTTCCCCATAATAACCATGACCATGCCAGCCCAGTTGCGTTTTCAAGTCTGAAAAGTCAACTCCAGCCTCGGCCACTTCATTCAGAAGGTTTTTCGAATAATAAGCTTTCCCTCCCATTTGCATAAAACGACCAAGGTCCGTATTGATTTGTTTCAGACCATCGCTAACCAGATATTTGTTGTAGTTCTTGCCTTTCTTGATATTGGCAAGAAGTTTTTGATAGGATGCAGCATCCCAGTTACTAATTCTTTGATCACCAAACTCTCTTCCAACGCGGCGGGAAAAGCCATGTGCCAACCTGTTAGATGCTTGCGTTAACCGGCTCCAGGCTTCCGCGCCCTCTCCAGCAATGAATTTGGCAAACCCAAGCTGTGCCGCAGTCGCGGCAAAGGTGCCCGTGAAGAAGCCCTCAACATTGGATTCTGCGGCTGCGTTCTTGAAATCAAGAAGGGCTTTACGAAAGTCTAGCAGGTGCCCTACATCTGTTGAGTATGCGTCACGGCTATCCTGTGCCTTTTTACGGGCGTCTGAAAGTTTTATTGCTCCATCTTGGATAACTGCCCTGTGATCCTGTGAATCCGCCCTTATAAGTAGCCGTGCAGTGCGAACGGCATCTTCAATATCGGACCTTTCCTGGACACGTGCTTCGTCAAAACTATCCGTTCCAGGCTGTCCGGCAGACTCGAAGGCGTCAGGAAAATGCTCCGAAGCTGTACGAATACGGCCCCATGTCTTGTTTAGATCCGCCTCATTATCGGGAACAGGAAGAGGGGCAAATGTCTCACGAGCGTTTGCGTCGGGCTTCTCTCTCATGGTAGCGAAAGCAGTTTTTACGTTGTCATTGACAACTCCACGCGAAACCGCTGCCGGAGTCGGAACGTAACCTACTGTATTTCCAGAACCGTCTGTTCCTATGTTCGCTATTGCGCCTGCGCCAAACACCGTCGAAGCGGGCAACGAAAGAATACTTCTTACTGCTTTGGCAACTCTTTCGGACTGCACTTCGACTTTGGCTTCGCCGAAGTCTTTTTTAAGAGATGTCTGGGCCAGACTGTCCATTTTATTCTTAATAAGTTTCTGTATCTTCTTGTTGGTGATAATTACATCTTTGGTTCGATCCGCAGGATCCGTACCCGGCGGCACATACTTGAAAGGAAAATCTCCGTTTATATATGCTGATTGATCAAAATAAAAAGCGGAGTTCTTATTGTAGGCGGAAAACTTCCCGCCTACTTTGGAAACCTGAATTTCATTCATTCGATTAAATAACAGGGCCAACCTGTCCGCCCGTTTTTGATCCTCGGGAGTAGGTCCGGGACCTTGTGCATCCAACTTGGACAGGCTAACAAGCTTAGTGTCTTTTGGTTGTCTATATGGAGTCTCAAAACCAATCTGGTAAGGCTTATTTCCTTTTAATCTGACTTGTACTCTTCTCCCTTCAGAGTCCACAACCGCCTTGTTGGTTTTTGTGTTCCAGACTACAAGATTGTCCTTGTAGGCATCACTTGTTTTAGAAACAACGCCTTTTTGCGTATCGGAAAGCTGCTCATAGGTCGCTAAAATTTCTCCCGGCTGTAGTTGATAAGGCTTTAAAGTTCTTATATCTATAGGTTGGTCAGCTACCTTTTCTTGACGGACTTGCATAGGATTTGTAGGATTTGTAAAAGCAAGTCCAGTGGGGGTCATTTTTGAAACAAACTTAATGTTTTCCCATTGCTGGGCATCATCTTCCGGAGGTTTACGAACACGGGCAATATAACTTGTTAGAGGCTCCGCTATCTCGTTCGGTTTCCTGATATAAGGCTGGCCGTCTGGTGTTACCAAACCAGCGCCTCTTTGTCTAAGTTGGATTAGAACTCCCTTATCATCCTTTATACCTTTCCCGGAATCATCCGTTAAGACAAAGTTCCCCGAAAATGCCGGTTCTGTTCCAGCGGCAGGAGCAAAAGGCTCTCCCGTAGTCTCGCTAACAAGAACTGCGTTTTTTCCAGCACCTTCAACAATTACAGGTGTAGTATCCTTTGTCCCAATTCCCCAAAAAGCATACTTTCCATCTTTATAGTCATAATTAACCGGGAAGATGGGACCTGTTGGCTTGTCCTTGGCATCTAGCCTCCGAGCATGACCTCTTGTGCCCTGCTTCCTGGTTTCACCATCTTCGGTAATTTTACTAAAACTAGGAACGAGAAAGCCCGCAGGGAAAGTTTCACCCTTTGGAGTAGTGACCTCGCCCAGCAGGGTTATCTGACGAAAAGTATTTTGTTTATTGCGGGAGACGTTTACATTTGCGGGAACGTACTCCGTTATTGTCTCCCCGTTTTTTTTATATGTGAGAGGAACGTTAACGTTTTGCACTAGATTAGAAAGAAGCGTGTCTTTAGCTGGATCTGGCATCAGTTTTTCGGCAAGATCACGGTATGCGGCATCCTCCGTCTGGATCTGCTGAAAAGCCGCAAGTTTTAACTGACGTTCTTCCTGCTCCCGTGCCGCCTTCGTGGCCTGACGCTGCTGCATGAGACGACCGGCGATAGGAGACACGTCTTGTGCGATTGGAGCTAGTACGCTTCTTCCAAACGTCCCAAGAGCAGATTCGCCGGGGCGCGGGGGTTCGCCCATACCAGCAAAGCCGCGTCCCGCTATGGCAAGGTACATTTGAAGCTTGGCAAGATCAGTCGCTTCTGTATCCCGTGCAGCGTAGTCCGGGGTGCCAAGGTATTCTGCGAGATTACCCTCTCGCTCACGGACTTTATCCCAGTCCGTAGCCATTGGTATCCCGAGCTTTTGGTTACGGATAGCCTCCAGCGTGTCTATATAGGTTTTAGCCCTTGCCGGGAAAACCGTTCCTATGCCACCAGATCTAAGCGGTTGTCGTGCCATAAGACGCCCCTAGACCATGCCTTGGCCCATGGGCCCTGCACCTTGCATCATGGCTTGCATCATCTCCGGATCCATCGGCGGGCCACCCTGTCCGGGGGCCATGCCCATCGGTCCTTGACCCTGAGACATGCCACCAACCCGGTCAACCAAGGCCCCCGTTTCGGCAGCCATGGCGTCGGCAACCGCGCTCTTGGTGGCAAGTTCCGTGATCCCGCCGCCCATGCCGCCGATTTCTGCCAACTCTTCCTGCATAAGCGACCCGACACCCTTGTCTATTTCCGCCAGTTGCAGGGTGGGCTGAACCAGAGCCAGCACGGAATCCGGCGTCCTGCCAGCGTCCTCTGGTC